AGTAGTGTACTACCAAGTATAGATAACGTCTGGAAAACAAAGTCATTAGAAAGTGTCGAAATGATACCTTTGCTGTTTTTAGTTACGCTGGTGTCTGCAGGCCCAGTGTTTCAACGTTGCTTCCAAGATGGGGCTATAGTGAAGCAAAACCCATCGAAAGAGGCAGTGACAGAAGTATGTATAAAAGATGATGTAAGTATGATTAAAACAGAGGCTAGATATGTCAGGAATTCAAGTGGAGTCTTCTCAAACAATGTGGCTTTACGAAAATGGCTCGTGTCGGATTGGCATGACTGCAAACCAAAAAAAGTCAGTGGAGGGCATATTAATGTTATCGAGGTTGGTAACGATTTAACTTTACACACAGAATCGTATGTATGTAGTGCAGATTGCACAATAGGAATTGACAAGGAAACGGCACAAATCAGACTCCAAACTGATACTACAAATCACTTTGAAGTGGCAGGAACTACTGTAAAATCTGGGTGGTTCAAAAGCACTACGTATATTACATTAGACCAAACTTGCGAGCACTTGAAAGTATCTTGCGGTCCCAAATCCATACAGTTCCATGCATGCTTTAATCAGCATATGTCTTGTGTCAGGTTCCTGCATAGAACCATACTACCTGGTTCCATGGCTAACTCTATATGCCAAAATATAGAAATAATAATCCTAACCACACTAGCATTGCTTATATTCTTATTATTAACTATTTTAAGCAAAACATATATCTGCTACTTACTAATGCCTATATTTATCCCAATAGCATACTTATACGGATTAATTTACAATAAGTCTTGTAAAAAGTGTCAGCTATGCGGCCTAGTGTATCATCCATTTACTGAGTGCGGCACCCACTGTGTATGTGGTGCTAGATATGAAACATCAGATAGAATGAAATTGCATCGTGCATCAGGCCTTTGCCCAGGATATAAGAGTTTGAGAGCTGCTAGAGTTATGTGTAAATCTAAAGGACCAGCATCAATCCTATCCATAATCACTGCAGTCCTCATTTTGACATTTGTGACACCTATAAATGGGTTAACAATAGGGGATAGTAAGGAAGTTTTTAACCTTGATGAGCTCCCAGATGACATGTTAGAAATGGCTCAAAAATTAAACATGTATCAACTGATATGCATTATAAATTATACTGCAACATGGTCTATTATAATTATAGGTTTAGCTGTCTTTTACATTTTCAAAAAGTACCAGCATAGATTCTACAATTACTATGCTATGTATTGCCAAGAGTGTGATATGTACCATGAAAGATCTGGCCTGAAGTGGAATGGAGACTTCACAAATAAGTGCAGACAGTGCACATGTGGTGAGTATGAAGATGCAGCTGGTTTAATATCTCACAAGAAATCTTATAACTGTCTTCTGCAGTACAAGGTTAAGTGGGTAATGAACTTTTTAACCATATATGTTGCCTTGATCATTCTGAAAGACTCAACATTGATAGTACAAGCAGCGGGCACTGATTTCTCAGATTGTATAGAAACCGAGGAATTAAATTGGAACTGCACTGGCCCTTTCTTGAATTTAGGTAATTGCGAAAAGAAACAGAAGAAGGAATCATATTCAAATATTGCAGAACAGTTGAAAGGTTTGCAAGCAATATCTGTCCTTGATATCCCATTAATTGCAAGAATACCTGAGGACATATCTGGCGGATTGAGATATATCGAATCTATCAGAACTCATCATGCGCAACTTACCGCTGAATATGCAATGTTGACTAGATACTGTGACTACTATAAACTATTTGGGGACAACTCTGGATACAGTCAAACAACATGGAGAATGTATCTAAGATCACATGACTTTGAAGCATGCATTTTATACCCAAATCGACATTTTTGTAGGTGTGTTAAGCATGGAGAAAAATGCAGCAGTTCAAGCTGGGACTTTGCCAGTGAGATGAAGAATTATTACTCCGGGAAACAGGGAAAATTTAACAAAGACTTAAACTTGGCCTTACAGTCTATCCATCATGCATTCAGGGGCACCTCATCATCTTACATAGCAACTATCTTGTCAGAGAAGAGGAATGACCAACTTGTGGAATACATGAAAAAACTAAGGGAAAAGTTTATTGGAAATGCTTTACTCAGAGCTGTGCTAGATTTCATAACATATATGAAGTCTTTAACTGAAATGACAAACTTTAAACATGACGAATTTTGGGATGAATTTGTCCATCTGCCTGCACCAACAAAAGCCCCATCTATGAGGAGATCTGGAAATGAGAATTACGACTTTAAAGCACCAACTTCTCCAGCTGGGACTAAAAGTTGCAAAAACATAAAGAACGTTGTATGTCTCTCACCTAGATCCGGTGCTTCCTACGAAGGCATTGTAGCTTGTGGAGAACCTTCAGCCCCACAAATTTTCAAAATGCCTTCTGAATCTATCTATCATAACAATGCAGACCAGTCTATGTATTGTATTGCAGATACCCACTGCTTGCAAGATTATTCCCCAGTTGAAGATGAAGAGTTGAATGCCATCAAAAAATCAAAATGCTGGGAAACAGAATTTACCAATGCAGTGCCATTTAAACAAAGTGATGGAATACGAAGCTGTAGAATGAGAGATTCTGGGAATTGTAATGTGACAACAAACCTATGGCCTGTAATGCAGTGTGACGATGGTAAATTTTATTATTCTGAGCACCAAAAAGATTATGACAAGGATCAAGATATAGGCCATTTTTGCTTGAGCCCAAGATGCAATATGGTTAGGTTCCCTATAAGCGAGAAAAACATTTTAGCATGCGATTGGATAGTCAGCCATCCAAATATTGATAAAATAGATGTCCATTCTCTTGAAGATCTAGAGCAATATAAAAAGGCAATAACCCAGAAGCTCCAGACTAGTTTGTCTATATTCAAATATGCAAAAACTATGAATTTACCACATATTAAACCAATATATAAGTATATTTCAATTGAAGGCACAGAGACTGCAGAAGGGGTTGAAAATGCTTTCATAGAATCAGAAATACCAGCATTAGCAGGAACATCAATAGGATTTAAAGTAAATTCTAAAGATGGGAAGCATATTATGGATATTATTGGTTATGTAAAAACTGCATCATATTCGTCTGTATATACTAAGCTTTACACAACTGGTCCAACAACAGGGGTGAATACAAAGCACGATGAATTATGCACAGGTCCGTGTCCTAAACAGATTGAACATAAAAATGGCTGGATAACTTTTTCAAAGGAAAGGACAAGCTCATGGGGTTGTGAAGAGTTCGGATGTCTAGCAATAAGTGATGGGTGCGTATTTGGATCTTGCCAAGACATTATTAAAGATGAAATGTCTGTTTACAGGAAAGAAACAGAGGAAACTACAATTGTTGAACTGTGCCTAACATTTTCTGATAAAACTTATTGTGTCGAATTAAACCCGGTTACACCCATAATAACAGATCTTTTCGAAGTCCAATTCAAAACAGTAGAGTCATATACACTACCTAGAATCGTTGCAGTAAAAAATCACGAGGTGATGGTAGGCCAAATCAATGATCTAGGGGTTTATTCAAAAGGCTGTGGCAATGTTCAAAAAGTGAACGGGACTGTATATGGTAATGGTGTACCAAAATTTGATTACCTATGCCATCTAGCCAGCCGGAAAGAAGTTATAATCAGGAAGTGTTTTGACAATGACTATCAAGCTTGTAAGTTCTTACAGAGCCCATCCAGTTACAGACTAGAGGAGGATGCTTCTACAGTATCAATAATTGATTATAAAAAAATTCTTGGAACAATAAAGATGAAGGCTATCTTGGGAGATGTTAGGTACAAGACATTTTCAGAGTCTATAGACATTTCTGCAGAGGGGACATGTACAGGATGTGTCAATTGCTTTGAGAATATACATTGCGAATTTACCATACATTCAACAGTAGAAGCTAGCTGTCCTGTTGTTAGTACATGTACTCTTTTCCATGACAGAATCTTAATAGGGCCAGATAATCACAAGTATGCAATGAAAGTTATATGTACAGAGGCACCTAAAACAAGCTTAAGTTTCAAAATATGTAATACAAAAGTAGATGCTGCTATCACCATAGTTGACTCGAAACCTATAGTTGAGTTAGCACCAGTGGATCAGACTGCATATATTAGGGAAAAAGATGATAGGTGCAAAACATGGATGTGCAGAGTTAGAGATGAAGGTATGCAAGTCTTGTTAGAGCCATTCAAAAATTTATTCGGATCCTATATAGGAATATTCTACACTGGACTAGCTGTGTTGATAATTGCCTTGATAGCAGTCTACATAGTCATGCCCATTTGCTTTAAGGTAAAAGATATATTAAAGAAACATGATGATGCCTACAGGCGGGAGTTAAAGATTAGGTAAGATTAAACAGTTAAATGAGCTGTTTAATTTAGAGTTAAATTTTATTATATTAGGGGTTCAGGGGTGGGGTTTAATAACAGCATCTGCATATTTTACAAAAATTATTTATACTTGGTAGCACACTACT